TATATTATGAATGAACAAAAGAGTAAAGTTGAATATTTGAAATCAGTTCTTTCGATGATTGAGAACAGAAGTTTCCATATCAACAATGCTATCAATTGGAGGAAATTTGTAGCAGGTCTTGGATGACCACACAAATATTGATGGAGAAGGATACCGAGGTATTCGTTAGACTTATTTGTGAACCTCATGTGAAGATGGAACTGAATCATTATTTTCGATTCAGACCGAATGGTTATCAGTTCATGCCCATGTTCAGGAGAAAAAAATGGGATGGATATGTTTACCTTTTCAATATGGACAGTAATCGAATTTATGCTGGTCTCAAGTCAGAAATAAGTAGATTTTCTGTTGACCGAGAATATGAGCTTATAGATAATACAGGAGAGATTCTTGAACCAATCTCCAATGACGATTATTTTAAATTTCTTACATCATTTCCTTGTGAATACAAACTAAGAGATTATCAAAGTTTAGCAGTAAGACATTCAATAGACAATAAAAGGTGTGTGTTATTATCACCAACTGCATCTGGTAAATCTCTTATAATCTACTATCTGATACGATACTACTTACCTGAGAAAGCTCTAGTTATTGTTCCAACACTCTCTCTGGTAAGTCAAATGTATTCTGACTTTGAAGCATATGCGAAGATAGACGATTCATTCGATGCAGAACAACTAGTTCATAAAATTTATGGTGGACAAGAAAAAGAAACAGACAAACCAATCGTTATTTCGACATGGCAATCACTTTATGAATTAAATAAAGATTTCTTCAGTGATTTTAGTCTGGTGATAGGAGATGAAGCACATCTTTACAAAGCTCGTTCTCTTACTAAGATATTGAAGAATCTGGAAAATACTCCTTATCGAATTGGAACAACAGGAACACTAGACGGAGTAGAAGTACATAAATTAATATTAGAGGGGTTATTCGGTTCAATAAAGAAAGTAACCACTACAAAAGAACTTATCAAGAACAAGACTATATCATCGATTGATATAAATTGTCTTATTTTAAAATATAATAAAAAGGAACGTGCCATTGTATCAAAAATGAACTATCAAGAAGAGATAGATTTCATAGTGGGTCATCCAGAACGAAACAAGTATATTTGTAATCTTGTAAATGGTCTGAGTGGGAACACATTAGTTTTATTTCAATTGATAGAAAAACATGGTAACATTCTACATTCAATACTAGAAGATCTAATTGATTCTTCTAGAAAAATCTTTTTTGTTTATGGAGGAACAGATGCGGATTCAAGAGAAAAAGTCAGAGAACTTGTCGAGAAAGAAAAGGATGCTATTATCTGCGCAAGTTATGGTGTATACAGTACCGGCATCAATATTCGGAACATTCATAACATTGTTTTCGCTTCTCCTTCTAAGAGTCGTATTAGAAATTTACAGTCAATAGGTAGAGGATTGAGGAAATCTGATACTAAAGATTCAGCAATACTTTATGATATTTCAGATGATCTAACTCATAATGATAGGAAAAATTATACATTAAACCATTTTTCAGAAAGAATAAAGATTTATAGTTCTGAACAATTTCCTTATAAAATCTATGTAATATCACTCAAGGGGGTAACATGAGTTCTCACAAATATATCAAACTTTCAACAGGAGAAGAAATTCTGGCTGTGTATTTGAAACCAACAGATGGGTTTTTTAATCTGAAGCACCCAGTGCAAATAACTCATGTGTTTGAAAAAGATGAAGAAGGAGTTCGTTTTACGAAATGGATACCTTACACGGATGATGAAATAATTCCTGTATCTACGAAGTATGTGGTAACAATGACTAGTTTATCTAAGAAGATGTCAAAGATATACGATGATATACTAGGAGAACAAGAAAATAATGATATTGATTCATTTGAGGTAACTAGTATGTTAGTCAATTAGTACTGTAGCAGTATCTTCATCTCAAACCCTACAGAGTAATTATACCAGATACGACAGAATTAGTCAAGTCTTTTTTCCAGTAAAATAACACTTGACTTTATTGATATAACTTGTTATAATAATATATTATCAACAATTACTAAAAGGATTTAAATGGCTAGACCACGAACAAAACAACATTATGTAGACAATGAAAAGTTTCTAATAGTCATGGGAGAGTATAGGGAAAAATACCTTAAATCTGTTGATGCTGGTGAAGAACGTAAACCCCAATTGTCAGACTATGCTGGTGAATGTTTTCTAAAAATAGCAGAAAGATTATCTCATAGACCGAACTTCATAAACTATGCTTTCCGTGAAGAAATGGTGAGTGATGGAATTGAAAATTGTGTGATGTACGCAAGCAACTTCAATCCTGAGAAATCCAAAAATCCATTTGCATACTTCACTCAAATAATATATTACGCCTTCCTAAGAAGAATAGAAAAAGAAAAGAAACAACTCTACATAAAATATAAACAAATGGATGCCCACAATTCCATTGAAGATAATTCGGATATGCAATCTATGACTGTTGGTGAACAAAGTGGTATAGCTGCAGGAGCAACTTTAATGACAGTTGATAAACGGGCTAATATCTATGATTTCATCTATCAGTTTGAAGAAAAGAAACGAGCGAAGAAGAAACCTAAAGTGGTGTCGAAGAAAAAAGATGAAGCTATTTTAGAATTATCTCCACTCACTTCTTATATGAGAGCTTGTGCATGAAGATTGCCTTAATAACGGACACTCACTTCGGGGCTCGCAACGACAGTCTTTTATTTTTAGATTTCTTTCGTAAGTTCTATGAAAATATATTTTTTCCTACTCTGAAAGAGAGAGGTATTACCGATGTGATACATTTGGGTGATGTGGTTGATAGAAGAAAATTTATCAACTTCAAGACGCTCAATTCGATGAAAGAGATATTGTTTCATCCTTTAGAAGAAATGGGTGTAAACACTAGACTCATTGTTGGTAATCACGACATCTATTATAAGAACACTCTCAAAGTAAATTCGATGGAAGAACTGACAAGAGGAATGAACAATGTTTCGGTTTATTCAGATCCCTGTGAAGTATCTCTGACAAAAGAACATAAGGTATTGTTTGTGCCTTGGATGTGTGCTGATAATGAAGATGCAACAAAAGAACTAATCGAAAAGACAAGAACTAAAGCAGCATTTGGTCATCTACATTTAGAAGGCATAGAAATGAACAAGGGTTCTTTTAGTATGGATGGATATCCCTCAACGATGTTCAAGGCATTCCAAAGAGTATTTTCTGGACACTTTCATCATCGTTCTACTACTGGAAATATCACATATCTTGGTAATCCTTATGAGATAACTTGGAGCGATTACAACGACAAACGAGGATTTCATATCTATGATACAGAAACAATGGAAACGGAGTTCATAGAAAATCCTTATTCGATGTTTCATAAGATATATTACAACGATGAGAAAAATAATTATGGTGATCTCTCAAAATATGAAGATACTTATGTGAAAATAATTATTGAAAATAAAAACAATAATTATATGTTTGAAACTTTGATGGATAAGTTGATTGATGCTGGAACTAGTAATATTTCGGTAGTAGATAATCTTTTTGATATGGAAGATTTAGGAGATGATATAGATGGAATTGAGGATGTTGAAGATACAATGAGTGTAATCAAAAATTGTGTAAATGGATTACAAATGGAAAATAAAGAAGACTTGAATAAATTGATGCAAGACCTTTACGGTGAAGCTTTGACAATGGAAACAGTATAATGAACAGACAAGAAAGAAGAAAACAAGAAAAAATATCTAAAAAGGGAAATAATTCTACTCAAATTAAAATGGAACTGAAAATGGATTTGTTACAGCCTTGGTCAGTTCCTATAATGAGAACAGAGTTACCACCTTATGTTTTAGATGGAATGATTGAACTTACAGATGATATGATAGCAGATGAAAAATCTGCAAGTCATGGAATGAGCCTTGCTGGTCAAATAGATACAGAATTAACTATAGATATTGAACGTTTGAAAAAAAATAATTTGGATAAGTTTTTTGATACTATGATTAAACAGTTTGTAATCTATGCAAAAACTCAACAAACACCCTATGATGCAGAAATTAAGAAAGAAACATGGTTGACTCAAATTGTGTCGATGTGGGTTGTTTCTCAACAACCAAATGAATATAATCCACTTCACCACCACACTGAATGTCAAATTTCTGCTGTAATGTATCTAAAAATTCCAAAATTAAAAAAAGAAAGAAAAGAACATAGACGGTCTGTTGATGGTGCTATTACTTTTGTTGGAAACTCGTCATTAGATATAGATTTTTCACATCCTAATATTACAATTGCACCTACTGTTGGTGATCTTTTTATTTTCGGATCTAACCAACAACATTCGGTCAATCCATATCGTTGTGAAGAAGGGGATACAGAAAGAAGAAGTGTATCTTTTAATGCTATATTTTCATCTGAAAAACTTTTTGAACAACAGAAAAAATCTTTCGAGGAGCAGTCATTGAAAGACCAATCATGAGCAACAGACAAGAAAGAAGAAGAAGAGAAAGAGATGCTAAAAAGACACCGAAACAGTTGCAACTGGAAATGAGACTTCTTCAGCCTTGGTCTGTTCCTGTTCTTCAGATAAAGTTACCACCAGAAATATTAGATACAATGATTGCAATTTCAGATGATGTAATTGCTGATAAAGAGTCGATAAATCATGGGCAATATCTTGCTGGTCAAATAGATACAGAATTACGAGTATCCCATGAGATGTTAGTAGATGCGGGAATAATGAATTTTTTTCACGATGTTGTAAAGCAGTTCCTATTACACACGAAAATGCAACAATATCCCTTTAACATTGATGTAGTTCAAGCTGAAAAATATTTCGTTCAAATGTTGACAATGTGGGTTGTTTCTCAACAACCAAATGAGTATAATCCTATTCATATACATACAGAATGTCAAATTTCTTCTGTGATGTATCTCAAAGTTCCAAAGTTTGCTCCATCTAAAAAAACTCATAGAGATTTAGACGATGGTTCAATTACCTTTATATCAAATGTTAGTGCAGATGCAGAGTTCAGCCAATCTTCATTATCAATTAGACCTGACGCCGGTGATTTTTTTGTGTTTGGTGCTAAACAATTACATACTGTATATCCATATCGTTGTGAAGAAGGAGATACAGAAAGA